ATGTGTGGAATAGCAGGCTTTTGCAGTTTTAACGTAAACTTTCGCGAGGAATCCGCAAGGTGGTACGGAGTACTTCAGAAAATGAACAGAAAGCAGAAACACCGAGGTCCTGATAACGACGGACTTTTCCTGGAACGAAACTGCGGGCTTGCCCACACCCGCCTGTCCATACTGGACTTGAGTTTGGGAAACCAGCCGATGACCCGCCAGCTTAAAAACAAACGCGCTGCCATTGTCTACAATGGTGAAATCTACAACATGCCCGCGCTGCGAAAAGAACTTGAGCAGGAAGGCATCGTGCTTGAAACATCCTGCGACACGGAAGTTATCCTTATGGGCTGGCTTTCGCACGGCACCGACTATGTAAAAAAATTAAACGGCATTTTTGCGTTTGCCATATGGGACGAAACAGACAGAAAACTCTATCTGTATCGTGACAGGCTTGGGGTGAAGCCTCTGTTTTTCACCCATTTTAGAAACACGTTTATCTTCTCCTCCGAGCTAAAGGGCATTCTCTGCTTCCCTGACTTTAAGGCGCAAATTGACCATGACGGCTTGTGTGAGGTATTTGGTCTTGGCCCTGCAAAGACCTATGGAAAAGGTGTTTTTAAAGATATAGCGGAACTGCTGCCGGGGCATTTTTTGGAATACTACGGTTCTGATTTTAACGTGTATCCGTACTGGAAGCTGGAAAGCCGCCCGCATTCCGACACATGGGTGCAAACGGTTGAGCGCACCCGCGATTTGGTGACAGACGCCATCCGGATGCAGATGCTCTCCGACGTTCCGATATGCACTTTTTTGTCCGGCGGCGTGGACAGCAGTCTTGTGACGGCAGTATGCGCAGCCGAGCTGCAAAAGCAGGGTAAGCGGCTCGACACCTATTCCTTTGACTTTAAAGACAACGACAAAAATTTCCGTGCAAACGCCTTTCAGCCTTCACAGGATAAACCGTGGGTTGACAAAATGATCGCGCACTGCCGTACCAACCATCAATATCTCGAATGTTCAAACGCGGAGCTTTTTGATTATCTTTTTGAAGCCGTCGATGCAAGAGATTTGCCTTGCATGGCAGACGTAGAGGCATCCATGCTGTATTTCTGCAAAAGAGTCGCAAAGAACCATAAGGTGACGCTGACAGGCGAATGCGCCGACGAAATCTTCGGCGGATATCCGTGGTTCCACAAAAAGGAGTGCTTTGACGCGGACTGCTTCCCGTGGTCAATGGATTTTGCACCGCGCACAATGCTCTTAAAAGACAGCGTGTGCAGCCTGCTCCCGCTTGAAGAATACGCCCATGCTGCCTATCGGAAAACCGTTTCCGAAACCCCTCTGTTAGAGGGAGAGTCCGATACCGAACGCCGCAGAAGGGAAATTTCCTATTTGAACCTCAAGTGGTTTATGCAGACGCTTCTTGACCGCATGGACCGCACAAGCATGCACACGGGACTGGAAGCACGCGTGCCCTTTGCAGACCACCGCATTGTGGAATATGTTTGGAATGTGCCTTGGGATATGAAATGTAAAGACGGTGTTGTAAAAGGGCTTCTGCGCGCTGCCGCAGAAGGGCTTCTTCCGGCGGAAGTGCTGTACCGCAAAAAAAGCCCGTACCCCAAGACCTACGATCCCGCATACGAAAATCTCCTGCGCACGGCAATTATAGAGGTGCTTTCCGACACCCGTTCCCCGCTGCGGGAGCTGATAAGCATTGACAAAACACTTGAATTCATCCAGCATCCGTCCGACTATGGCAGACCGTTCTACGGACAGCTCATGGCAGGACCGCAGCTTTTGGCATACCTGCTTCAGGTCAACTACTGGCTTAAAGCATACGAGGTGGAGCTTTTAATTTAAGCTCCGCCTCTTTTTTGCCGCTAGACTTTTTTGGAATGTACGAAACGCCTTATTTTTCAAGGCATTCCCGTTATTCATCCTGTTTTTCTTATTGTGAATAACAGGTATGGAAAAAGGAGGTGATACCTTGAACTTAAGCTATTTTGATTTGCTGTCGCCAGCCCCCGTGCAGCTTTCGGGAATCGGCGGTATTGTTTCGCCAAAACTGCGTGAAATATCCGCAATCGGTTATAACACGTATCAATTCTATCTGTCCGTTTTACAAATGGACGGCAAAAGCGTTTTATCCGCAATCGGTTTACAGGCGATGCCCAATGCGGAACAAATACAGACCAATCTCTTTGAGCTGCTGACTGCCGATTCCCGCACCGCGGACATGCTCCGCGAAATTCTGAATTTCTTCCTGAAAGAAGACGTGTCTTATTCCGAAAATCACAAGGCATTTTTAGTACGGACAGGCAATGATGTAACAGGAATGATTACAAGCGAGAATTATCCGCAGGTTTGTGAAGCAGTCTGCCTTCGAAACGGCATCCGCCAAAAACAGGAGGCAGATATTTCCAAAGCCAAAAATAAAAAAGCATTGGAAATCATGAATAAGCTGCAAATGGGAAGATCCAAAAAGGCAAAGCAGGTCAAATCAGATGACAACCTGGAGCTTGGAAACATTCTGTCTGCCGTTGCAAACAAGAGCCAGTCCCTTAACATTGTAAACATATGGGATTTGACCGTATATCAGCTTTGGGACTGTTTTTTCCGGCTTTCCAACAACAACATCTACAACATCCAATCCATGAGCGTCGCCGCGTGGGGAGACAAAGACAATCATTTTGACGCCACTGCATGGTTTAAACGCATGGATACCGGTAACTAAACACTATTAGCGTCTGCCACTCTAAATGACAGATGAAGAGAAAGGAATGATGATTATATGAATGACAAATTATTTGAAATCGTACTGATGTTCGTACCGATACTGGGCGCCATAATTACAGGCTTTCTTGTTCCATACATCAAAGCTAAAATTTCCGCCGCACGGCTGGCACAAATTGCCGAATGGACCGAAAAGGCAGTCCGTGCCGCCGAAGTGCTTTTCGATACCCCGCAATGCGGCAGCGAAAAGCGGGAATATGTAATCTGCTTTATTGACAGAATGTTTAATTCCAAAAAACAGATGATTACCAAAGAACAAATACGCGTTCTGCTTGAGGCAGCACTCGGGCAGATAAAGCAGACTTAGAAAGGAGAATTTTATCATGGATGAAAATTATACAGAGCTGGCAGTCCGCATTCAGGAAACGGACAGCCGAAGCAAATCAAATGAACACCGTCTTGATGCCCACGACAGCGAACTGCACGAACTGCGGGAAAAACAGGATGCCATTTACGACTTAACTTCTTCCGTAAAGTCTATCGCTACAGATATGGCATACATAAAAGAGGATGTAAAAGAAGTAAGATCCGGACAGGACAAGCTCAACGAAAAGGTCACCGTTTTGGAAAACAAGCCCGCAGCCGAAACCAAAAAGAAACTCGACACAATCACCGAAAAGCTGATTTGGCTGTTCGTCGGAGGACTCGCTGCCGGCGCGCTTGCCTTGGCGTTTCCTGAGATTGTGTGGTAAATATCAGTTATTTTTACATGGAAATTATTTTAATGTACTCTCGGAGTCTCTTTGTAACTGATTTTGTGAGATGATTTTTTGTCAGATGTGCATAAATTTATGAGGCGTACGTGGAACGTACGTTGATGAAATTTATGTGATATGGCGGAAAATCAGCCACAAAGGCAGGTGCAAGAGCGATTCCGAGAGTACATTTTATAAAAAAGGAGGCGTTTAAAATTGAATAGTACAAAAACAAGCAGCCTGAGCTTTTACAACGAGCAAGGTATTTTAACACTGACTGCAAAACAGTTTGACACCGGACGCATGTTCGCATTTCATATTATGGATCATGATGTGCCTTTTGATTTGTCGGGCTGTACCGCATATCTTAGAATTGCCAAAGCAGACGGAACACAGTTTCAGGGACATGAATGCTGCACAGTTGAAGGCTCTCAAATTATTATCAGCACGTCTGCCGGAAACGGAAATCAAATCCTTGCTGCCGCCGGAACAAATGTATGTGAACTGCATTTGAAGGACGCAAACGATATTGGACTTACTACATGGACGTTTCATATCGTTGTGGAACCGCGTGTTCACGACGGAAGTCATATGTCTTCCATCGATTCTTATGATGTTCTTGACAACATGATTAATATGGAAAAGGAACGGATTACGAACGAGGAACAGCGGAAAGAAAATGAAGCAAACAGAAATACCGTTTTTGAACAGAAAATAGAGGAAACCAATGCTGTCATTACGGACTGCCATCTGGTAATTGACGCTGCCAATCAGAAGATTAGCAGCTTTGATGCAGAAATCAATGAAATTGTGGACGGAATAACCGATGAGGCGCAGTCTTATGCTGATAGTGCAAAAGAATCCGAGACAAATGCGGCAAATGCTGCTTCCAGTGCAGCAGACAGTGCAGCTACTGCGTTGCAGAAAGCAGGAGACGCTGCCGCTTCTGCCGTGTTATCGCAAAGTTATGCAGTAGGCGGAACACAAAGCCGTGCAGGAGAAGATGTAGATAATGCGAAATATTACAGCGAGAAGTCACAGGAAACATTACAAAAGCTTCAGGAGACTACGGTTACGAGCATTAAAGGAAACGCTGAAAGTGCATATCGTACAGGAGATGTTAATATAACACCTGATAATATCGGGCTTGGAAACGTAAACAATACATCTGATGAAAATAAACCTGTGTCCAACGCCCAGCGGACAGCCATCGATGCAAAGGTAAGCAAATCCGGCGATACAATGACAGGACCTTTAAACTTTGCCAATGCTACATGGAATGTAGTTGGAGATGATGTTGCTATAGGTGATATGAATGTAGCGGGCACTCTTTGTTTAAAGGGGCTAAATGGATATCCTGGGATAAGGCTAATGGACTCAGCGGATAACGTGGTTGGTGAAGTCGTGCATACAGGAACGTATACTTCATTAAAGAAGTATACTATAGACCTATCGGGACAACCATCATCAAACTTTTATTTTATTGAGTTTGCGGGTGTCCCCAACATGCGTATAGCTATAGATTGTGAAATTAGGTCAGACTCACGTATGTCAGGTGAGCCGTTTAACTGCAATTATGTGAAGTTCCAATATGTAAGCGGCGGTTGGTCAGATGTACCATCACACCTCGAAATACTCAATCACTCCACGCATGATAGTAGTGAGATATGCATTATGAGTATCGTGCGCGGTTATAAGTCAGGACACGCAGGAATATACGTTCGAGGAAGCAATCGATACGATATTCTATGCAACTATCAACCTGTGCTACATACATCTGGAGTAACATTGATTGATGAATATTTTCCTAGCGGAAATACAACATGTTACTATACAGGGTTTGATAGTGCCGGAGTCGATGTTAATTTTAATGAAAACCGATCTAATTTCAGTTTATTGAATACTGAAATCCGTGCTCCTTTATTCAATGGTCCAGCGTCATCAATCCGTGACTGTGGGGATGGCAGAACTTTGACATTTAATTATAGTGCAGACGGCTTGGATGATCCAACATGGTTGGCAGCTTGGAATGGAAATGAGCTTAGGGGGGTAGCTGCTTCCAAATACAAGGGCAGTGGAATATACAGTCAAACATCATATACACCAAATGTTGGCACGGGGGACAATGTAACCATTCAGTATCATAAAATCCAGTTCAATAACGGCTTAATGATACTGTATATGCGTGGAATTATAATGGGCACCAAACGTACTTTCCATTTTCCGACAGCGTTTATAGATACTCAATATCTTGTATATTGGATGAATGCGCCTTTTTTTCATTATGAATTACATGCCTTACGTGATAATTATAACGGCAATCAAATTACGCAATCTGGAATGACTGCGGTGGTAACGTGGAACTGTCTCAGAAAAGAAGGGGAACTGACACTTAATAGATATTCAGCACCTGGTTTTGAGTATTCTCATGCCCTAGGTTATGGAGAATTTTGGTCCGGCACCCCAGGTATTGTATGTATAGGGAGGTGGAAATAGTGAACAACATAATTAATTATTGTGTGTTTGATGCCAAAACAGGCGAAATATTTGGATTTTACAATCACCATGAAGTTGTACAGTCAATTATCAGCAGCAATTCGGAACTGGAACACCGCGAAATACGGCAGTCAATGATTGACAGATTAATCACTGTTAATGGCAGAGTAAATTTGGACAATATAAAAAACAAAACTGCAATAGAAGCCATGGATGATATAGACATTGTTCCTGAAATCCAAACTGATCCGAAAGATGAGTTTGAAACAGCGAAAACATCTATAATGCACGGGATTACAGAAATGGGCAATGTATATATAAAAAGGGGAATTGATTTTGAAATCTGCGAGAAAATCCAACACTTTGATTATAACGATGCCACAATTGCCAAGTTAAAATTTCTTATTAATAACTACTCTGACGGGGACATTCTGTTTTATGAAACACATGACTATAATGAATATGAAATTGAGTATGGAGTTATTAAAAACATTTATACGCAATTATTAGACAACAAAATACGTATCGAATCATATGTCGGAGCTTTTCTCAAATGGATACGTGAAAATCTGACAATTGATATGTACCAAAACAAAGAGGAAATATATGCATTTGGATATATTAATGAAAACATTGAAATGGAGGTTAACAGGCGATATGAAATGCTTAAATTATGTAAACAAAAATAACCAGCAGCTGTATATCTTGCATTTTCCGGGACACGGATTGGGAGATTTTATAAGTATAATCAACGACACCCGGAAAAGGGATTTTTCCGTTTCGGAGAATATTAGCATTATATCCACGATGAATCGGCATTGCTGGGATAATTCTCCAATACGAGACCAGTGCGCACGCAATAACATTCCAATATTTAATACGGCACTCGAAGAAAAAGACTGGTCAAACCCGTTAAAAATAAAGCATTCACTGATATGCCTTGAACAGGCAACAACCGAATATGCATTGCTAGTTGATGGCAGGGATGTTGTCATTGTACAGGATCTTGATGATGAATTTATTGAGAAATTCAAGAAGTTCAACAAACCCATTCTTTACAATGGAACACCTGCGGCATATCCAAAAGTTCCGATAGAACCATTGGAGGAACTTTTCCAAATCAGGGGAAAACAAAAATTTCTGAATGCTGGTGTATGTTTTGGAGAGGTGGAAGCATTAAAAACATTTTACACAAAATGTGCGGAAATATCAGCAACACTTCCTGACAATAAATCCGAGCAGCTTATCGTCAGAATGGCTAGGCAGGAAATGAAAGATCTTGTTGCAATCGATCATAATAATGAACTATTCAGAATCTGTCATCCGTATGACACTGTAATCAAAGAAGAAGCAGATAAGATCATATTAATTTAGCACTACACAGTCCCAACGTAATAAATCGAAATATGTCAAATGTATACTTTATCAAAAACACAATTTTTATATAAAATATCACACTCAGGAGAAGCACATATGAAAAAAGGAATCGACCTCGCAAAATGGAACAAAGTAACTGACTACCTATCCGTCAGAAACGCAGGCGTCCAATTTGCAATTATAAAAGTAATCAACTCCCAAAACAAACCCGACAGCCGCTTTCATGAACATGTCAGCGGCATGCTCGGCGCAGGAATCCCAATCATCGGCGGCTACACCTACTCTTACGCCAACACGGCGGACAAGGCAAGGAGAGCCGCCGATGCCTTTGTAAAAACAGCAGGACCGCAAAACATCACTGCCCTATGGCTTGATTTGGAGGACAACGCTGTCAAAGGTCTTGGCAGCAACATTTTAAACATCATAAACATTTACCAAAGCAGCGCACAGGATGCCGGTATGCATTTCGGCATCTACACAGGCGCGGCGTACTACAACCCGTACCTGAAACCCTACGCAACGGAAATCGCAGATATTCCCATTTGGTGGGCGCGATACCCTTATACAAAGGAGCGCACAATTGCGGCAGACGTCCCCGACAGCAAATATCTGCCCCAAAACATGGAACTAAGCGGCTGGCAGTACAGCTCTAAAGGAAGGATAAACGGCATCAGCGGTTATACCGATCTCAATGTTTGGTATGACCGCATTGCATTTGAAAATGTATCCAAAGAAATACCGTCCGAACATAATCCTTTTACGGAACCTGCCACAAATGTCAAAATCGGCAATACCGGAAACGACGCAAGCTGGGTACAATGGTACTTATGGCGGTTTGGAAAGCTTACGGACAACAACGGAAATCCTGACGCCGCACAAATCAACGGCATCTTTGACATCCATACCAAACAAAAGGTTATGGAAGTACAAGCACTGCTTGGATTAACGGCAGACGGAATTGTCGGAAAAATGACACGATCCATGTGGAAAAAGATCTGTTAGAAAGGGGCATCTGCCCCTTTCTAATCATTCACCGCAAAACAAATCAAAATCCTTTCGCATATGCAGATAGTTCTTCCTTTGGTCCGCAAAATATGTCTTATTTTTCTTCGCATACACCTTCATCCATTCATCCAAATCCCTGTCTTCCTTGTAAGAGAATGCCACCATTGCCAACAGCGATAACCGGTTTTGCTCGTCGCGCAGCTTAGAGCCTGCCCGAATTGCCGCATTTTCCAAATCGTCCAGCGTCTCGCGATAAAGTCCCATATCCGTTTCTAACGTATCCGCATCAATACCGACCATTTCCGATAAAAAGGCGCACTCATACATCTGTGTACCCGTGCTCTCCTGTTCCCGTAAAAATTCCTGCATCAGATTTTCCAGCATATCCAGTTTCGCAGCGATAACCGGTTTGTCCTTTGTACATTTTTTCCTGTCAATCTCATCAAACAACAGCCCACTGCCATTCACCCTTGTATGCCTGTAAACGCCCTGAAATGCTCTCAAAAACGCCGCAAACTCCTTATCCCCACGCCCAAAGCCTGTAAAGCGGTCAAACAGGGTCAAAAAAATAAAAGAGTCCTTTTTATTAAAAATACTTTTTATATCGTCCGTAACAATTTTTTCCAGCTTTCCAAGATTATCCGCAAGGCGTTCAAACTCCTCTTTCGCTGCATGGCTGTTCAGATATTTGCACAGCTCTTTCGGTTGTTTTTTCCACTTGTCAAAGTGGTTGGTGCACATAACCGTTTCGATAATGGCTCTCTCTACAACACCCTTTGTTTTATCCTGCTCCGAATAGTCGCTGCAGTCACGAAAAAAACTGCTGCCCGAAATCTCACGGATATAACCGGCAAAATTATCGATAAAGGTAAATGCCTTCTGATCTGTGTTCATCGGCGTATGGTTGTTGTAGCGTTTGATATATTTTGAAATCTTGTGATTGTCGCAGTCCTCATGGATAATCGTTTCTATTTGGTATTCATTAAACTTCTTTTGCAATTCTTCCGGAAGTTTTTCGTACGTTTTATTCCGAATATCAAACACAGCGTCCTCCCATGTTATGTTTCCCTTTTTGTCTTTGATTTTTTTCTTATAAGGTATCATTGAATCGGCAACAGATGCCGTAATCTTATAGTTTCCGTATCGAAACCGATGCAGGGCGGCGCTTCTCTGCCCTCCGTCTGCAATATGGAGCTGCGAATTGTTTTCCTCACCGAGAATAATCGGTGGAATATACTCGTCCATCAGCACCGTCACTACCAACTCGTTAATCTGTTCATTGCTCCACACAAAATGCCTTTGTACATCTGCATTGTTGCAAATATCCTTTTCTTCAACCTTATCCAGGTACATCTCCAATGTATATGTCTGTCTGCGTGGTCTTGCCATATGTAACCGCCTCCTTTACCAATTCTTCCTTTTATTAAAACAAAATTGAAACATTCCTATAGGAATGGATTGCCGCATTGCAGTCGGCATACTGCTTCTCACTGATTTTCAGCGTTTCCTTAATTTCATCGGAAGCATAGCCGTCCGCCGCAAGCTGCAGAACCTCCCTTTGAAGCTTTGAAAGCTTACGCAAATACAGCATTGTCCGCATCCCATATCCTTGTCCCATTTTTTCAAAAACCGCATTTTCCATATCAAACCGGTCTGCTATCAAATCACCGACGGTAAGTCCGGTATCATCACCGGCGGGCGCATCAATCGAAACAGACATTCTGTCTGCCTTGCGCTTTTCGCAGTTTATTTTTGACATTTCTGTTTTTATTTTGTTTGATAAACATGCATATAAAAATACGTCAAACGCCTCAATATCCTCACACCGCCTCATGGCATCCACAAACACTTCATTTGCAAGCGAATAAAAGTCGTCCCTGTCCTTATCCGACAAACCGCCGAATTTTGACAGGATTTTATCGACCAAACCACGAAGCTTTTTGGCATTATCCGCATAATATGCTTTCAATAATTCTTCCATAATAAATTTCCTTTCCTGTCCAAATATAACATCATTCCAAACAAATCAGCCGGCTTTTCATTTTTCCTGAATATTGTCTTTTTGTTTTATAAGTAAATTTAGTATAGAATATGTGTTCGCATTTGTCAATCCTTTTTTCTCGAACTTTCGTTTGTAAATTTTCGGTACTTTTGAAAAAGAAAAACAGAAATATAAATTAGACACACATAACCGTACAGACAATCGAAAATGGAGGAAATACAATTGAGCAGATACAAAACAGCACAACGATATGTTTTCAAAATACACTCTTCCCGCCTTAGAAGAGCCAAATGGCATTTGACGCTGACCGTAAATCAGGCACGGGAAAACAAAGAGCTGATTACCGTAAACGAAAGCCAGCTTATGCGCTTCATTGATGAATTAAACGGCATGGAAAACGCTGTATCACATGTTTCCGGTCTAAAATCCCAAATCCAACGGTTAAAGACAGAAACAAACCTCGCAGTTTCACGCCCCAAAATCAAGAAACTATATGAAGAACTGGACAAATATCAATTTCAAAAAGACTACGTCTGTGTCGTGCTTGACAGCAGCAATGACTATCGCAGGCTCTGTCAAAACGGATTTCAAATCAACGGCATCCGCTACAGACGACTGCTTGGCACGACCGGCGGCATTAAAAGCAATACGATTGTATTTGTCAATGAACTGCTTCTGCCCGAATTAAAACGCAGACTTAACAATGGACGGAATTTGACGAAACCGTTCACGCCCGCAAAGCTTGAAGCATACAACGCCCTGATTTGCAGCTCTTCCGTTCCGGTATCCATGCCAAATGGAGTCGTCGTTGTGCCGGACTGCATCACACATTTTCAAGCGCAGGTTATTGAACTCAGCGATACCGGACCAGATGAGCCAATCATGAAGCACCTTCCGAATAAAGAAATCACACTGATTGACAGTGACGGATACGGTCTTGCAATGCCGCAATTAATGAAACGGTGGGGAGACGAAATCGGGGAACATTTTCTGCTTCCTGCATGCGTTATCCGAAATTCGTTCTGTAAAGGAACTGTCTTTCCTGTTGATTTTCAAATGTTTGCACAGGAACACAGCGTTACTGAAATCACGGACGTATGGGGAAATACCCACGATATTCGCCGTATTGAGCTCGTGCTGACAGCATCCATGCTCAAGCTTTGGGATTCCTACGCTTCTATGGACGATTACCTGTACAATTGTGAAATAAATCACTATACCTTTGCCATTACAAAAGCATCGGAACAGGCACTGGAAAACACGCGGACAATGAATTACCAGTTTCTGCAAAGCTATGACTTTACAGACGAGCAGCTGGATGCGCTTATCGCGCCGACCGTCACGGAAATCAACGATATTTTGTCTGATGATTACAGAAAAACAATCCTTTATACAAAGGGAACCCGCCTAAACGACGATAATGTCCGTTATTTAGACAACTCTTTTTCGACTGCTCTTATGATTGAACCGGAAATGAAGAACGACCCCTATGTGAAAAATCAGCTGTATACGATGATTCAAAAACGCATCAACGATGCAAAAGTCGGTGTTTTAAAAGTACCCGCAAACTACTCCTTTGTTTCCGGCGACCCCTATTCCCTCTGCCAGTCCATGTTTGGTCTGAACGTGACCGGACTGCTGAAGGCAGGACAGGTTTACTCCAAATACTGGGCGGAACAAGGCGTTGACAAAATCGTGAGCTTTCGCGCGCCGATGACCTCCCACAATAATATCCGGCTGCTGAATGTCGTACATAACGCCGAAATGGACGCATTTTATCAGTACATGACCACACCCACGATTTTCAACAGCTGGGATACGTGCGCAGATGCGATGAACGGATTTGACAAGGACGGCGACTGTGTCATTAACACTGCCCTTCCTTTGCTTGTGAACAATACAAAAACACTCCCTGCAATCGTCTGTGTACAGCGCAAGGCGCCAAAATGCGTACCGTCGGAAGACGACATCGTGCAGTCCAACATCGACAGCTTTGGCAGCGCTATCGGTGCCGTCACAAATAAAATTACGTCCATGTTTGAGGTTCAGGCAAGATACCCAAAGGACAGCCGCGAATACCGGATCTTGGATTACCGTATTAAATGCGGTCAGCTTTATCAACAAAATGCCATCGACAAAGCCAAAGGCATTGAAGCAAAACCAATGCCTGCCAAATGGTACAGCCAAAACGCAGTCAAAAGCGCCCATAACAGCCGCGCTTGGCAAAACAGACAGCTTTTGGCTGACAAAAAGCCCTATTTTATGCAGTATATCTATCCGGCTGAAAAAACAAAAATGATGGAATATTGCAAAAAAAGTAATGAAAAATGCCTAATGCGTTTTCGCATGACCCTTGGCGAACTACAGAATAAAAAAGAAAAAACGCCGCAAGAGAGCGCATTCCTTGACTGCTTTCGCCAAAAAATGCCGCTTGGCACCGCTCCCTGCACGGTCAATAAAATTTGTTGGAAAATAGAAAAAGCCTTCGACAATTTAAAGGCATTTCAGCAGGAACCGTTTGATTATTCCATATTAAAAAGCAATGTGGACTATTCCAAACAAATGTACGCAAAAATAAAGAAGGTCTATGACCGTTACCAGCGCGAAACTTCCGCCTATATGCAGTATGCCAAATCGGAACGGATCGGCTTGGAGGAACGCCAAATGCAGAAATATCTTTTAAAGGAACAGTTCAAACGCCAATGCCTGGAGCAGTGTCCAAATGAGCAGGCGCTTTGCAATATTGTGCTGGACTTATGTTATTCCAAATCACAGCACAGCAAACAGTTTGCATGGGATATTTGCGGAGACGTTTTTATTCAGAACCTCTTAAAAAGAAAGAATTACGAAATTACCTATCCGGCGCTTGACGAGAATGGAGAAATCGAGTTTAACGGACAGCATTTCAGCATGAAAACTGTACAGCTCAAACCAAACAATACGGCAGAAACGGAGGAGATGAAATGACCGTGATTTTAAATGAAGCAAAACAGGCTGCAAATGTCATAGAAAGAGGGGAACTTGGCAGCAAACCGGCTGCCACGCTCTTTCTGCTCGGAAAATATTACAGGCAAAAAGAACATTTGGGAAAACAGCCTACAACGGAAAAACTGCACGCGTTTATGCAGCAAAACAGCAAAAACTATAACCCTGCTTTATGGGAAAAACTGATTGAGGACATTTCCGCTAAAGCAGCAAAATATCCTTTACGGGAAATCGACAGTATCGGTATTACGCAAAACGAATTGGACCGTATTGCAGCATTGCAAAACCAAAAATACCAAACACTGCTGTTCACCATGCTGTGCTATGCCAAGCTGTATAATACCGTTTCCGAACACAACAACGGGTGGGTAAATGCTTCCATTCCCGAGCTGTATCGGATTTCAAGAGTAACGGTGAAATACCGAAATGATAAATTTTTGTACTTAAATGAGATTGAGAAAAACGGACTGATTTCATTTTCCGGTCAGAACGACAATCTGAATTTAAAAGTGAATTTTGTTGATATGCATGGTGCAGCTGTTCTTCAAATCAGCGATTTCAGGGAGCTTGGATACGAATATTTGAAACATACAGGTAACGGAAAATTTATCCGCTGTTCGCAATGCGGTCGTTTAATCAGGCAGACCGGAAAAAATACACATTATTGTGCTGAATGCGGGCAAAAGAGGCGGCTCGAAACAAAAAGGGCTTGGTGGGAACAGAACGCACAACATGCGGCTAGACTTTTTTAAATCCCCCGCAACGCCTTATATTCCAAGGCTTCCGGCAGTCCCCTTCCGTTTTCTTTATTGTGAATAACAGGTACACATATCTGTTATCCGGTTACATTTTAATATTTTATTCTACTCATAAGAAGGAGGAAACAATTATGAGCAATCAAAACATGTCTAACAGGGAAGTCTGCGACCTGATTTTCGTGGACTACGCAACAAAGAAACCATTTTTAAACCTTGACTTCGCCAACGTCACCACAACGGAGCTGACGGGCGAGTCCGTTTTTGCCTGCGGCGGCAAGGGACACCCAAAGCGCGTCCAGTTTGCAGGTGAGAGGGGCGGCACAATCACGATTGAGACGCAGATTCAGACCGTCAAGCTCTGGCAGTTAATCACGGGCGGCGAGCTTGGAAAGTCAGCGAAATTTGTGACAAGGGTCGAAGCCGTTGTCGGCGCAGACGGCACAGTCACGCTCGCAGACGCACCCGTTACAGGCACAACCGTTGTCTATGCAGGCGGCGACGACTGCGGCACGGAACTTGCGTGCACCGTTGCAGACAAGGTCATTACCCTCACGGATGCACCTGCGGAAGGCAGCAGTGTTATCGTCTACTACATGAAGGAGGTTACGGAGGGCGTGCAGAAAATCAGCATCAAATCCACAAGCTTCCCCAAAAACTTCATCGTATACGGCGATACCGTAATGAAAACAGAGGACGATGAGGTGCTTCCGTACCGCCTTGTTGCGGCAAAGTGCGCACCGCAGTCCAACATGTCGCTGAGCTTCTCCAATAACGGTGACCCGGGCAGCCTGACCATCACATGCGACCTGATGGCGGACCAGGATGATAACATCCTTGATTTAATCCTGATCGAGGAATAAATCACAGCCTAACACAATCTTAAAATGGGAACGGTGTCCTGCGGGATGCCGTTCCTTCTTTCAGCATTATTTTTAGCGCATACGCGCGGAAGGAGAATCACTATGATAAGAAAATTAAACGAATACATGGAATACAGGAAAAACAGGAAAGCTGCCATGCGGGCGCTTATGGGGCTTGCCGCCGCCCTCCTGCCCGCCCTGGAGGAAATGACGGCGCTGCTTTCGGACGGAAAGCGCATCCTT